ATAGACGTAGATTATTTAGTAGTCGCTGGAGGTGGAAATGGTGGTGCTGGCGGTGGTGGTGGAGGCGGAGGATATAGAACATCTTTTCCAGGTGGAACAAAATTAACTTTAAAATCAACTCAAACAAATACAATGACAGTAGGAGGAGCAAATGCCGATAGTGTTATAGCATGTGGAACTCCTTATGCATTTACTGCTACAAAAGGCGGTGGTGGTGGTCACTATGTTTTTGGTGGTGGAGCAGGCGGTCCTGGAGGATCGGGTGGTGGTGGAGTAGGATGTGGTGGAGCTGGTGCAGGTAATACCCCTCCTGTTAGTCCTTCTCAAGGAAATCCAGGGGGAGCTGGTGGTGGCCAACCTAATTATAGAGCTGCTGGCGGTGGTGGAGCTGGTGGTACAGGTGGAACTTCTCCTAATATTAACAATTCTGGTAATGGTGGAAATGGTGCATCAAATAGTATCACTGGAGCATCCGTAACATATGCAGGTGGAGGTGGTGGTTCAAGTCAAAATACCGCTATTCAATCAACCAGTTCGGGACTTGGTGGACCTGGTGGTGGAGGCGGTGGTGGAGCAACATGTGGACCAGCGCCGTCAGATAGACCTACTGGTGTAGCTGGAACTGTTAATACTGGTGGCGGCGGAGGTGGTGGTTTTTGTAGTTCTTCGGGTAATGGTGGATCTGGAATTATAGTTATAAGAGTTGCAGATGCATGTAAACCAGGTTCTTTTGCAGTTAGTGGACCTGGATGTAATACAGTGGCGCCCGCGCCAGGTTGTAGTACAGTTGCAATATTTAAAACTTCTGGCGCATTAACGTTTTAATAATTGATCTAAATCAAATCTTCTTATTTTTCTTTACTCTCTCTTTAAACTAATATAAAACATATGTATAAAGACATATGAACCTAACGAATTATTTTTGGTACTTTCAATCAGCAGTTCCTCATAGAATCTGTGATGATATTGTTAAATATTCAAAATCTATTCAAGATCAAATGGCCGTTACTGGTGGGTATGGAAACAGGCCATTAAATCAAAAACAAGTTAAGGACATGAAAAAGAAAAGAGATTCAGATATTGTTTGGTTAGATGAGCGTTGGATATATAGAGAAGTTCAACCTTATGTTCATAGAGCAAATGCAAATGCTGGTTGGAATTTTCAATGGGACTTTTCTGAGTCCATGCAATTTACACAATATAAGAAAGGACAATATTATGACTGGCATTGTGATGGTTGGGATCAACCCTATCAAAGACAAGCGAGTGATCCTTCTCATGGCAAGATTAGAAAGCTATCTCTAACTTTAACTTTATCGGATGAAAAAGATTACAAAGGTGGAGAACTCGAGTTTGATCTTAGAAATTTAGACCCAGATAAAAAAAGAAATATAATAAAATGCAAAGAGATACTTCCTAAAGGATCCTTGGTTGTATTTCCTGGATTCGTGTGGCATAGAGTATGTCCAGTTAAAAAAGGAACCAGACATAGTTTAGTCATGTGGAGTTTAGGACAGCCATTTAAATGAAAAAGAAAAAAAGAAGTCAAAAAGAATTAGATAAAATATCGTGCGGAAGTGCTGAAACATTTCCAAAACAATTAGGCAGAGAAGATTATTTTAAATGTCCTATATGGTTTGCAGATGCGCCACGATTCGTTGATGATTTAAATAAGGCATCGGATAAACATATTCAAATAGCCAAGAAAAATTTAAAAAAAGATATAGTTAAAAGAAATAAAACGTTCGGGGACCGAGGAGACATGGGTCATGTGTTTCATTCTGGCTCTTTAATAGGAGACCCTAATTTTTTACCCTTACAAAATTATATAGGAGCCACGGCCCATAATTTATTAATGGAGATGGGTTTTGATATGACAAACTATCAATTATTTACTACAGAAATGTGGGTACAAGAATTTGCTAAAAAAGGTGGTGGTCACCATAGTTTACATACTCACTGGAATGGTCATATGTCCGGATTCTATTTTTTAAAAGCTAGCGAAAAAACATCAAGACCTATATTTGAAGACCCCAGAGCAGGGAACCTAATGAATTTATTGCCTCAAAAAGATGCAACTAAAATAACTTATGCTAGCCATCAAGTTAATTATACAGTAAAACCGGGCAGAATGATTTTCTTTCCATCGTATATGCCACATATGTATACGGTAGATATGGGTTATGAGCCATTTAGATTTATACATTGGAACTGTCAAGTAATACCCAAAGGAGTAATAAATGTCCAAAAAAAATAAGATAATTAATTTAATTAAACTAAAGGATATAGATCCAGTTCGAGCTGCATATATTCATTCAACGTTAGGACAGCACCCTAAAAAACGTAGTCCAGATTTTGTTGAAACTTTAATAAAACATAAATTAGAGAAAGGAAAAAATGTCATTCAAAAAAAATAAATATGTAGTTATGAAACGAGTTATCTCAAGAGAGATAGCCGATTTTGCTTTTGCTTATTTTTTAAATAAAAGAAGGGTAGCAAGATTTTTATTTGATCAAAAATATATTTCTCCCTTTACAGATTATTGGGGAGTATGGAATGATCATCAGGCGCCTAATACCTATTCACATTATAGTGATTTAGTGATGGAAACTTTATTGCAAAAAGTTCAGCCCCTGATGGAAAAACATACAGGATTAAAGTTATCCCCTACTTATTCTTATGCAAGGCTTTATAAAAAGGGAGACATTCTTGTAAGACACCAGGATAGATTCTCCTGTGAAATATCTACTACTTTAAATCTAGGAGGAGAACCTTGGGCTATTTACCTTGATCCTTCTGGAAGAAGAGGACAGGCCGGTATTAAAGTAGATCTTGAACCAGGAGACATGCTTATATATTCTGGGTGTGAACTTGAACATTGGAGAGAAGAGTTTAAAGGTACAAACTGTGCTCAAGTATTTCTACACTACAATAAAAAAGGTTCTCCAAAAGCCAAAGAAAATGAATTCGACAAACGTCCTTTCTTAGGGCTTCCAGGCTTTTATAAAGGCTTTACATTACCTAAAAAATAGTTTATAAAATACCCTTGCAGGAGACAACTCCACCACAGACGTCTCCTGCTTTTAACGCCTTGAATTTCCCCCAGATCTGATATAAGTCATAATAAACAGGTTTTTATATGCTACAAAAATTAGGTTTCTTACCCGGATTCAACAAACAAGTCTCAGAACTAGGTGCCGAGGGTCAATGGTCCGATGGCGACAATGTGAGATTTAGATATGGAACCCCTGAAAAAATAGGGGGTTGGCAACAGTTAGGCGCTGATAAACTAACTGGGGCAGGTAGAGCTCTTCATCATTGGGACGATAATGCTGGAATTAAATACGCAGCTATCGGAACTAATAGAATTTTATATGTTTATTCAGGTGGTATATTCTATGACATACACCCTATCAGAACTACACTAACCGGTTGTACCTTTACAAGTACTTCTAGTGAAAAAACTGTCACCGTAACATCATCAGGGGCTAATGGATTAAACGACGGTGATATCGTTCTATTTGATGCTGTAAGTGGGGTCACTGCAGTAGGGTCTACTTATACTGATGCTAGTTTTGAAGATAAAAAGTTTATGGTAACGTCTGTACCTACTTCTCTTACCTTTACTATTACAATGGATACCACAGAATCAGGGACACCTTTATCTGGCAGTGGTTCCGCTTCAGCGTTATGCTATTATTCAGTAGGTCCTTCTAAACAATTAGGAGGCTATGGTTGGGGAACTGGAACATGGTCAGGAACTTCTCCTGGTCCAGCAACGACTACTCTAGCTTCTAGTATTAATGACACTGTAACCGATATTCCTTTAACCGACTCATCTGCTTTTCCGACTTCTGGAGAAATAAGAATTGGATCAGAAGATATTTCTTTTGCTGCTAACGATCTAGGAACAAATACCTTAAGTGGAGGGGCCAGAGAAGTTAATGGTACAACCAAAGCCTCTCATACTGCAGGAGATACGGTTACTAATATCACCGACTATGTTGCATGGGGTGATCCTTCTTCCGCAGACTATACCATTGATCCGGGCTTATGGGTTCTGGATAACTATGGCACAAAATTAATTGCATTAATCTATAATGGCTCATGTTTTGAATGGGATGCAACCGGATCTACTTCTACCAGGGCAACGCGGATAGCCAATACTCCAACTGCTTCACGAGGCGTGTTGGTTTCAACACCCGATAGACACTTAGTATTTTTTGGAACCGAAACAACTATTGGTTCCGGTGGAACACAAGACGACATGTTTATTCGTTGGTCTAATCAAGAAAGTATTGATGCTTCTGATTCTTATACTGTAACAGCTACGAATACAGCAGGTACCCAAAGACTTGCAGCAGGATCGGTAATCATGGGAGCTAAAAGAGGTAGGGACGCTATTTATGTATGGACCGATACCGCATTGTTTTTAATGAGATTCGTGGGACAACCCTTTACCTTCTCCTTTGAACAAGCAGGAACTAACTGTGGTCTTCTAGGAAAGAACGCATGTGTGGAAGTCGATGGTACCTCTTACTGGATGTCAGAGAATGGTTTCTTTATGTATGATGGTCAATTAAAATCAATGCCTTGTTTGGTAGAAGACTTTGTTTATGATGGGCTTAATTCAACACCTAAAGACTTAGTTAATTGTGGATTAAATAATTTGTTTGGAGAAATTCAATGGTTCTATTGTAGTACAGGATCAGATGTAGTGGATAGAGTTGTAACGTATAGCTATGTAGAATCAAAAATGTATAAACGACCTATCTGGACTACCGGAACCTTAGATAGAACTGCATGGGCTGATTCAGCCGTATTCGATAAGCCTCATGCCTGTAACTATGACGCTAGCGATCATGCATCCTTTGATGTTATTGGCAACACAGATGGTACTACTAAGTACTATGAACAGGAAACAGGGACGGATCAAGTGGACACAGGTGGAGTCATTACCGCCGTCGCTTCAAATATTCTTTCAGGTGATTTTGATATTACTCAGAAAAGAAGTGCTCAGGGATCAGTGATAGGGATGCCAGACCTTAGAGGTGATGGTGAATACATCATGAAGATAAGAAGATTTATACCAGATTTTATTAGTCAAACTGGAGACACGCAAATAAGTTTAATTACTAAAAATTTTCCAAATGAAAGTACTACCACAACCAGCTTTACAATTACGTCGGCCAGTGATAAGGTGGATACTCGCGTCAGAGCCAGATCAATCGCGCTTAAGGTAGCAAATACGTCATCTGCACAAGATTGGAAACTAGGAACTTTTAGATTAGATATACAACCAGACGGGAGAAGAGGATAATGGCATTACCACCAAGTTTTTATAATGTAGGAGACCAAGCCATCTACCAAGGGGGCGAACATTTTATACCTCAAGAAAAATATCGATTAGGATATTACCCTCCAGTAATGGAAGAGGAACAATTAACTACAGCTACAGGTGTTGGAATACCTTACACTAATGAATTTAATAATTCTGGTGTAGGAGGAGGCGGTGGAGATTATGACTATGAGAAAACGTGGACAAGAGAAGGCCGACCGTTGGAAGCTACCTGGCAAGGAGACTATGATGTTGAAGGTAATAAAATTAATGAACTAGGACGAACAGGTATCTTGCAATCACTCAAAGATAAATTCTTTAAACCAAGATATAGAGGAGAACTTGGTGATAGACTAGAAGCACAATATCAAACAGGACAAAAGCTTCCACTTTTTCTTAGTAAAATAGCTGGTCTACA